AAGCACACAACAGATTAAGAACTGGTAAGATAGTTGACCACGTCGTGCCTGTTGAGTTTGACTTGAATGGTAAGACCATCATGGATAACTTGGCTTTCTGTTGTAGCAAATGCCACACAAGGAAAACTAAGTGGGAACAAATTTATTATGGAACTGGTTACGGAAATGAAATTAAAAATGTAATCCCCATAAAAAATGTAAAAGATATTCCTGACTTTCAAAAAAACGAACGATAAATTTTAACAACCCTCCCCCCCTATACCTTTACAGGGAAAGCACACACATAGGTCTCAACTTATATCAAAACCCAATTTTGAAAATTTTTATATAGGGGGGGTCAAAACACTAAAAGAAAGGAGAAAAAAATGACAGCTAAGAAGTTCAAAGACAGTAATGACGGGAAGTTGTCCTATCGAGCACCTAAACACCTTTCTCCTCTCGCAAGTGCTTGTTGGCGTAAAACTGTTCCCTTTCTTGAGGAACAAAAGCCGGTTGATAAGATTGATTCGTTTTTGGTTGAAATGTACTGTACTCAGTATGAAATTTATAGAAATTCATACGAACATCTAAAAAAACATGGTGAGGTTCAAGAAATTTATAAACCAGTTCAAGATATGACTGGTGAAATTATTGACAGACAATTTCAAGGTTTTAAACGTAATCCAATGACTCAAATTTACTCAGATGCAATAAAAAATCTTACAAAGATTGGTTCTGAGTTAGGTTTATCTCCAAAATCACGTTCTGAATTGATGGAACTTAATATGCAAACAAACGAAAACGAAGATGACGGAATGGGGGATTTCTTCGATGAAGATTGATTTAACTCAAACCCATGATGTTATCGGTACATATCATTCGCTAAATTATGAAGATATTAGAGAAGAATATCAAGACCCTGCTACAAAATATGCTTTTGATGTCTTAGATGAAAAGTACACAACAGGATATTTAATGAAATTAGCATGTTTTAGGCATTTACAGGACTTAAAAAGGATAGGAAATGAAGATTTTCCTTTTAATTACGAAGTAAAACATGTAAAAAGGTTAATGAAGTTCTCTAAAATGGCCCCGAACGTTGATACGATGGAACCGACTAAATTAATGGAGTGGCAGAAGTTTATGTTGTCTCTATTAATAGGTTGGAGGAATAAAGAAGGTGGTAAACGTTTCAGCCGTGCAATTATATCTGTAGGTCGTGGTCAAGGTAAAACTTATATGTTAGCCATATTAATGGCTTATTCATTTTTTGTAGAAAGTCGTGGTTTAAGTAACCAGGACTTTTTAGTTTCTTCAATTAATGCTAAACAAACAGGTAAATTATATGGCTATTTAAAATCAATGATTAACGTTCTCAGAACTATTAATCCATGGAAAAACATAGCTGATAAAACTGACCTAAGCTTACAAGCTGACAAAATTATTATGAGAAACCATAATAATGTCATTCGTCCGATCTCTCATGAAGCTGGACAATATGATTCATATCACTTTACAACAGCTATCTTTGATGAAATAGGTGAAGTGAAAAGCCGTGAGAAGATTTCTAAGATTGTATCAGGGCAAGTCAAAGTCCCTAACCGTCAATTTGTTCAAATTTCAACAGCATATCCTGACCCTACCGTTCCCTTTCATGAAGATGAGAAGATGCTGCAACAAGCAATGGAACAAGACTTTTTAAGAGATGCTGATACTTATCTATGTTTAATTTGGAGTAATGATAGTTTAGATGAAACTTATAAGCCTGATACTTGGGTTAAATCAAATCCTTTATTAGATTTAGCTTCAGAACATGATAATCTCATGCAAGGACTACTTGATAAGCGTGATAATGATGTACTTACAGGTGCTGTTCATGATTTCCAATGTAAGAATCTTAATATGTGGCTCTCATCAGATATAGACAGTTATTTAAACCTAGCAGATGTTGAAAAAGCGATTGTTCCTGAATTTAATATCTATGGTCAACGCTGTTATGTTGGTGTTGACTATTCTATGTCATCAGATAATACGGCAGTTGCTTTTGTTTACCCGTATGTAAGTGAAGAAGGACAAATGAAATGGCATG